GTGCTGGTCCCTTTGGCGGCACAGGGGGAACAATAGGCGCTGGCGGTGCTGAAAATGGCTTGGTTTGTGGGGGGGGGGCGGTTGCACGGTTGCTGGCTCACGTGGTCCTGGAGCACAAGGAATCGTTGTGGTTGAGGAATTTTAATGAAAGCCTTAGTGTTGGGAAATAAAGTTGTTCAAATTGAAGAAAAATCATTTGAGGTCCATCCTTCTTTACAATGGATTGATATACCACAAGACAAAGAGGTTAAAGTTGGATATATATGGGATGGATATTATTTTTCCCCTCCACAACAAGACAAAGCAGAATTATGGATTAGATTAAAACGAATGTGGGAGTCTTATATAAATAATAAATATTCTCTTTTAGAAAGGGAAACAATTCAAAATATTTATAACAATACAGAAATAACGCAAGAACAGAAAGAAACGATTTGTCAATTATATGGTTGGTTTAATAACATAGCGCAATATTATTATAGGATAAGGGATGAAGTGGGAAATGGTAACATTACTAATTTAGATGAGGTTGATTTTTCTCAATTTGATAAAACAATGCCTTATATAGAAGTTTTGAAATTATTTAAATAGATGCCGATAGCTAAATTTCCTTTTATTACAGATGGTATCCGGGGAAGAGTGCCGGTCAATATGTATCCGGCAGCCGATTCCGAAAGGGAAACTATTTTACAACCTTCGCCGGGGCTGTCGGAATTATGTAGTTTGCCATTTTGCACCGAGATTAGGGGCCTTCTCTCCTGGAATGGCTATTTATACTGCGTGGCCCAGCGTGGTTCCCAATCGGTTCTATGGCGGATAGAAGAAAACGGAACTTATGTAGAATTGGGCATTATCACCACTAGTGCCTATGGGCCTGTTTGGATGGTTAATAATTCTACCCAAATATGCGTTGTCGATGGTGTCTGGGGGTGGGTATATAACTTTGTTACTGGTCTTTGGACACAAATAGCTGATGTCGATTTCCCTGGCGCAAGTTCTGTAGATTATCAAGATGGTTATGGGATTTTCTCTTATCCCAATAGCGATCAATGGTTTTTCTCGGATTTAGATAACTTTACTAGTTTTGATGCTTTGAATTATTATTCTGCCTCAAGTAGCCCCGACAATGTTGTATCTGTGCTTTGCGATCATCGGGAACCGTGGATATTTAAGCAATCTACACATGAAATTTGGCGGCATGTGGGCGGAGACAATTTGTCTATCGAAAATCCCACATTCGAGAGGAATCCAGGAGGAATGAACCCTTATGGTTGTGGGGCCGCTAAATCTCCTACTCGGTTTGACAATACTGTGGCGTGGCTTTCAGACCAGGGACAGTTGTTGAGCGCCGTGGGATATAACGTCAATATTATCACAAATGAGATGTTTGGCCGCGCTATTGCTGGTTTTACAGATTTTAGTGACGCTATTTTCTTTTCTTATATTGACAAAGATCATCAGTTTTTGCAAATGACCTTTCCATTAGCTGGTCAAACTTGGGTCTATGATGCTAAAACCAAAATTTTTCATGAAAAAACAAGCTATATAGAAGAAGGAGGCTGGGGAAGACACAGGGCTAATTGTTATGCCCTCCTAAACAATATCCATTATGTCGGTGATTATCGAAATGGCAAAATCTATAAAATGTCTATTAATTATTATGACGATAACGGAGAAAAAATCCAGCGTATTGTTCATACTAAAGAAGTAGATGGTGGATTAAAAAGAATTTCATTTCCCGATTTTCAAATTATAACAGAATCCGGGGTTGGTTTAGAAAGCGGATTAGACCCGCAAGTAATGTTAGATTTTTCCGCGGATGGTGGGAAAACTTGGACATCTTGCGGCTGGCAATCGGCGGGGAAAATAGGTGAATATTGGCAAATTCCTACATGGCGACACATGGGGGGAGGATATAAGCGCATGTATAGAGCTACCATGACCGATCCCGTGTTGTGGAGGATATTGGGAGTATCCTATTAATGGCAATTCCAAGAATACCAGAAAGACTAAGATCGTTTTTCGATAAAGAGGCTTTTGGTTTTTACGATTGGGCCAGGGATTTAATTATTTTCTTGTCTATTCGGTTTGATACTAAGGGAGATGTGAACTTTTTAACTAATGGGAAAGGCCCTATCGTAAAAAATAAAGCCGGGACTGTAGTTAAACGAGCATTTTTAAACGATGCAGGTAATGATTGGGACTTTGAAGACCCTTAAGGAGTCAAAATGCCAGTAACTAAAAGAAAACTAAAGTCTGGGAAAGTCAGGGTTAGCACACCAACAGGTGTCAAGGCAAAAGCCACCACCCCTGAAAACGCTGCGGCTCAGGAAAGACTGCTTAACGCGGTAGAACATGGATGGAAACCTACCAGGAGGCCACCTAAGCCCAAAAGAGGCCCTAAAAAATAATGACCGAACCACTAAGTCAAGAAACGATGGAAAGGCTGATATTTTTGCTCCGGGAGGACAAAAACGCCTTAAAATTATGCCTTGACCTCCTGTTTGTGGGGCATCTTTGGGATGATTTAATTGATAAAGACAGGGAGCGCACCCCGGAAGAAATCAACGAGGCTTTTCTGTTAATGACCGGGGAGATTCCCATGAATCCTTTTTATCAGGCTTTTCAATTACAACTATCCCCTCTGATGCACAGCGCGGCGTTGCTCTGGTTAGACTCGGTGCGTTTAGAAACGGGCACTCCCGATGAGCGCACGATGGCATTTATTATCAGAGAATCGCTTAATAATATTGTTCATTATTCAATGTTGCTGTTAGGTGGTCCTGCATGGATTAAAGAACATGGTTTAGAATTATGGCAGATTTTAAGCAGGGGATATGCAAGAAAATATAAAGAGTTTTTAAAAGAAAAGGAAACAGAAGATGTCTAATTGGGGCGGAGCAGGGGCTGTTGCATCAGGCGTAGGTTCGCTTGTAGGTGGGATGGGGTCTCTTTTCGGTGGCGGCGGTAGCGGCGGCTCAGAAGATATTGCTAATGCTATGTGGGGGTATACCGGAGCAATTCGCGACGCTGCTGAAAATGCCATGAGGGTTTATCGGGAAACCAAGGAACGCCTGACTCCCGGAGCCAATTTATATGCGCCAACAACTGAAAGGATGGGGTCATGGTTAGGATTATCTGGTTATCCTGCCATAGATGCCAACGCCCTTCTTTTAAATATGCCGGGTTATTCTGCCTCTTTCGATGCGGGGGTGCGCGCCCGTAATGCTCTGGCAGCCGCCAAGGGATTAGGAGGGTCGGGGGCAGCGCAAAGGGGCCTAACTAAATGGGGTCAGGACATTACCAGTCAATACGGGCAGCAATATTTAAACAATTTGGCAAGAATGGCAGATATGGCTCAAAACGCAATAACCATGACCGGTCAGCAAGGAACCCAAGCCGCATCTACCGCGGGGCAGTTGCAAACACAAGCCGGGCAGTTAGGTATGCAGGGAACCTACGATGTCGCCAACCTAAGACAGAGTGCATATAATAATAACCTCAATAATCTTATGAAGTCCATTGGTCTAGGAACTTATGCACTAGGGCAGGTTCCTTGGGGCAAGGCAGCAAATTGGTTGGGCAATTTATTTACTAACACGTCTGCAAACCTTGGCCCTTATGGTGAAGCAGCGGCTAGTGCTGGCCCTTATGGTGAAGCAGCGGAAACTTTCTACGACTGGCCGATAAGCCAAAAAATCTAAGGAACTAAGAAATGAGTCCTAATTATTTAGCGCAAGGTCGGTTAATCTCTCCTGCGTCTGATTCTGTGGGCGGATTTTTAGAAGGATTTTTGGGGGGACAGAAAATCCAAGAAGAAGAAATTAAGAATGCCATCCTGCAAAGGAAAATGGAACAGGACATCGGCCAACAAAATGCCTTGCGAACCATAGCGCAACAAAGTGGGCAGCCGCTTATTGAATTTAATCCTGAAATGGCTCTAAGGTTACAAAAAGCTCCTGGGGAAATATCCCAACAACAATTAGATACTTTAACGAAAGCCAACACTTATTATGATTCTGTGGTCGATATGATTAATACTCCCGAACAGTATGCAGGGGTTTACGAACAATTAAAGCAGATTACTCCCTTAGTTATATCGCACATGAGACATCCTTCAGAAGTAACATCGGGGAATCTCAGAGAGACCTTAGATACAGGACGGTTATATTCTGCACAAATTAAAGCATTAGCTACTGGACATTTAACTCCCCAACAAAGACTACAATTAGAAACATTGAAAGAACAAAACAAAACTACGGAAATATTAAAGAGGAAGGAATATGAATACAATTTAAAGAAAGATTTAAAAGATTATGAAGAAGGAAAACCTACAGGTAGGGTTAAACAAGTAGACGATTATTTGAAAAAATATGAAAAACCTGCTGGCCCTAACGGTAAATATACAGAACAACAATTTAAAGCAGCCCATAATTTTATTTTTACTAAGGAGATTAAACCATATACACAGACGGAAACACAATTTGGTATTCCTACCAAAACCATTATAAGAACACCAGGCATACAACCGCCTCAAGGAACTGATTGGATGGATTCTTTGCCAGATGCGGGGGCAAATAAGGGCCGCACAATAGAAGATTCCTCTGGTAAACGATATAAAAGTGACGGTAAAAATTGGATGCCTCAATAATGTATAAATTTGTTGATACTCCAGATGAATTGGCTATCCTCGCAACCCAACGGCTTACTGAGCATGGGTGGGAACCCCACCATGCGGCGGGGATAGTGGGTAACTTAATACATGAGTCTGGAATGAAACCGGAGGCCGTTGGAGACCAGGGGGCCTCTTTGGGTTTAGCTCAATGGAACAAAGAACGTCGGAGTGCTCTTAAAGAGTTTGCAAGAGAAAGAAATTCTAATATTAATGATTTTTATACGCAAATAGATTTTATATCTCATGAATTAAAAAATAACGAAACAATCGCTGGCGAAGCTTTACGCAAAACCACAAATGCCCAAGATGCTATGTGGGTATTTAGTAATATGTATGAACGGCCTGGTAAACCGATGATAAGAAATAGGGCCTCAATGACGAATCGTATTTTGTCGTTATTAGGAATGCCTATAGAGGCATTTGCTGGCGATAAATATAGATTTATAGAGGACGACCAACAACCAGAAACAAAATATAAATTTATAGATGAAGGAGCAAAGGTTCCTCAAAAATCACAAGCTAAAGAAATTAAACTAAGCCCGGAAGAAGGGTTATTAAACGCGGTTCCTGAAGCCCAAGCCGTTAAAGAAGGATTCCCCCAATGGCCGCAGCGACAAAAATCCATAATGATGACGAATGAAGTTTATGATAAATTAAGGGAGAAATATCCTTTATTTACTGAAGAACGAATATCGGCTATCCCCCAAGAAAAAAGTAAATTCGAGTATATATCACCAACAAAAAGATTCGAGGAAATAACTCGTGAAAAACCGACGTTGGGAGAAAGTTTAGTTAATAATCTTATTGAAAATAAGAATTTAATGCAAACATTAAATATAGAAAAAATATTACCAGAAGAACAGCGTGGAGAAAGAATCCCACGATTAAGGAAAGCCCCCCCCTCAGGGAAATTAGAAATAATTGCGAAGAACATAACGGCAGTCAATCGACCTTTATTGGAAAGTGCAGCGGATTTTGCTACTATTGTAGAGGATGTTTTGGCTTTGCCATACAAGGTTATTACTGGAGACAAACGGCCTATTCAAAGGCCCTTTACTACTATTGCCAAGACCATAAAAGAAGTTGCTGCACCTCAAGAATTAGAACCAACCGAAGAAGAATGGCTTTCTACATTGCCTGGACAAGTAGCTGGGGGAATATTGCCATATATTACAACCGCAAAATTATTCCGCCTGCCTCAAGGAATGAATCTTTTTGAGAAATATTTACATACATTGGGGATGTTTCTGCCAATAGATGTGGCTAGAGGATATAGACAGGAGGGGTTAGAGGGGGCTAAAAAGGGACTATATCACGCTGTTCCTATGGCGGCGGCTTTTACTGTGGCTCAGAATTTACCAGGGATTCCCCTGCAAAGCGTTGGGACAGGAACGGTTTTTGCCGGAAGTTCCATTGTCGCTGGTGAAAGAAACCCGAAAAAATTGACAGCAGATTTTTTAACCGGTGTTGGATTACATTGGTTAGGCTCGCGGGGTGAAGCACGGAAAAAAAATTTTGAAAAATTTATAGAAGAATGGAAAAAAGAAAATAATGTTACAGATAAAGAATTTGAAGAAATTAAAAAAAATATAGAGACTACCGATTTTGCCCCCGAAGCCCCCGCCCAAACGGACAGGGTTCCGGCCCCGGAAGTCCTGGCTCGCGAAGCGGCGGGAATCAAAGAACCAGGAATTAAGGAAGTTGTCGCAAGTTCTACTATCCCCTTGAATGAAAAAGGAACAATAGGCTTCGATATTTCTGGCAAGCCCCCCAAAGACCCAGAATTGGTCAAGGCGGAAGAGAAGATTTCCTCTCGGATATCCCGTAGAGAATATGAAGATGAACCAGGGACTACCAAAAAAGATGTTTATACTTGGTTAGTGGATAAATTTCACCCATTAAAAAAATTAGTGCAGTCTTATAGTGGCAGGGGTTTATCGGCTGCTGAAGACCCATATAAACAAGCGCGTCTTTTCGCTGGGTGGCATGGCAAAGCGGAAGCATTTTTAGAATATTTCCCATTCAATCGTGTTACATTTGAATTTGAAAAAAACCTTAAATCACTAAAAGCCATTATCGAACCTATATATATGGCGGGGGATTATGATAGTTTTGGGAATTATTTAGTTTCTCGCCGAGCACTAGAAAGAAAAACGAAGGATTTGAAAACTGGCGTAGATATCGACGATGCCCAAACAACTGTAGAAAAACTCTCATCTAAATTTGAAAAATCCGCCAACGATTTTGAAAAATATATGGATGCGGTTTTACGCTATGCTAGAGATAGCAATTTAATATCGGCAGAAAGATATTTACAAATTAAAAAAGGAAGCATAGACTATTCTCCACTACTTCGGGTATTTGAACCCGAAAAAGTTCAGGGCGGTGGGAAGGGGTTTGAGGCAGGTCAGCCTGTTAAAAAATTTAAAGGCTCGGAACGAAAAATTGTTGACCCCATTGAAGCGGCGATGCGTTTAACTTACCTGTTTGTTAATTCTGCCGAAAAAAATAATGTGGGCACAAATTTTATTAATTGGGCTAAATCAACAGAGGCTTTCGGTAATGAAGTTAATAAAGTCTCGCGTAAAAACATTCCTATCCAGGTTAAGTTAAGCGAAGTTATAAAAGATAAAGAAATAATAAATTTAATAAAAGAAAGCGGTTTTACTGAAGATGAAGTGGCGATCTTTCGCCCTTCTGCGTCTAGGCCTGCGGGAAATGTAATAGCTGTGTGGGAAAATGGGAAGCGCCAATATTACGAAGTCCCTAAAGATATTGCCGATATCGTCCAAGGGATGGATACGGAAAGTGTCAATCTTTTATTAAAGATAGCGTCTGCTCCAGCCCAAGCCTTAAGATTGGGCGCGACCACATTATCTCCTGAATTTGGCATCAGGAACTTTCTCAAAGATCAATTCCCAGCGTTCTTTCATTCAAAATATGGTTATCTACCTTTAATTGACTATTTCCGCGGCGTAACCCAGATGGTGCGGGGCGGAGAAAAATATTGGCAGTATATGATTAGCGGCGCTCCCCATGCCGAACTAGTATCTATGGACCGCCGTCTTTTACAGAAAAAAATAAAAGATATTGTGGAAGGTAGACTTGCTTTTCCCGGTTTCATTGTGCGCCATCCCGTTGAGGCTATGAAAATTCTTTCTGAATATTCAGAAAGAGGGACTAGGATAGGAGAATTTCTTAAGGGAATAGAAAAAGAAGGGGGAACCGCAAAAGATATCCAAGAGGCAGGCTATCAAGCAAGAGAAGTCACTGTTGATTTTGGCAGAAAAGGGGGGGCGACAGTAGTTAAAGCATTGAATATGCTTGAGGCTTTTTGGAATGCGAATATTCAGGGTGTTGACAAAGTAGCGCGAGCGCATAAAGAAAATCCTTGGGGCACGATGTTAAAGGCGGGGGCAGCCATAACTCTTCCCTCGATTCTGTTAGAAATGGCTTTCCATGACGACCCGCGTTATCAAGAGTTGCCTTGGTGGAGAAGGGATTTATTTTTCAATATCCCCTCTCCGGCAGGTGTAATTTCTCTTCCGAAACCGTGGACTTATGGTCTATTATATGGGTCTATTCCGCAAAGAATCGTTAATTACATGATGAATCAAGACCCTAATGTCTTTAATAAAACTTTGGAAGTAATAGAAAGAGAAGTCCCCAACATCCCATTAACCACAATGGCGCGCCCATTTTTAGAAGCATGGGCGAATAGAAGTTTTTATTTTGATAAACCTATTGTCCCGCAATGGAAAGAAGAATTACCACCCAAATATCAATATGGTTATTGGACAAGTGATATTAGTAAGGAATTAGGCAAAGCAATTTCTAAAATACCTATAGTTAAAGATAGTAAAATGGCTTCCCCTGCTGTTATTGACAATTTTGTCTTGGCTTGGACTGGTGGGGCAGGAAGATTGGCTTTAAATGTTATTGATGAGGGATTAAGGCAATCTGGAATAACATCAGATATTCCCAAGCCACAAAAGGAGCTAGGTGATTATCCTATTATTAGGGCCATTATCCGCAAAAACCCAGGAGCAGATGCACAATCAATCCAGGATTTCTATGAAAATGTTGAAAAAACTAAGTCTGCGGGCATAGCCCTTACACAAGAGGCTTTAAAATTAGCACGGCAGGGGAAAAAAACTGAAATTCCTGCATTAATAAAAGAACTTGGACCAGACGCTTTTATTAAATTAGATAGTATTAGAGGGGCATTGGGTGAATCTCATCGGTTTATAGAATATACCCACGATAATCCCAATATGTCTCCCCAAGAGAAAAAAGAAGCAATTACCAAGACTTATATATCTATGATATCCATAACCAAAAAGGTAAACATGGCTATTGAAAAATCACGAATTAAAGCACAGCAAAAATTTAAATAAAAGGAATCATTAATATGTCCAAAAAGAAAAAGACAAAGAAAAATAAAAAGCAGTCTCCCAAAAATCGCAAGAGACAAGAACAGCCACAGGTGATTAAGGGGAAGAAAAAATAATTCAGATATAAGGAGAAAATATTATGGGTGTAGGGAAATTGAAGTTTGAACTTGTGCGAGATGGGCAGGGTTTTAGTTCCGCAGCCCCCAAAGCGCAAAGTTATATTGGCACTACGGAATCTGGTGTCTGGGTAGACAATGTAGTTTTGGCGGCGAATGTTGCTCAAACTTATACTATTCCCGCGTGGGCTAATTGTATCAATCTCTCCGCCACCGGGAATCTGTATGTAACTTTTGGGGGGGCAACGGCAGCTATCCCAGGAGCGAATGTAATAGATGGAACAGGTAGTATAATTAACCCTAGCGCGCGTGGCGTTATCGGGGGCAGTTCTATTAGCCTGCTTTCTCCCGTCGCCTGCATTGTTTCTATTGAAGTGTGGCAATAATAACTAAACACTAGGAGATTACAGATGAGCGTTTATGTTAATCCGCCAAGATTAGATGTTCTTCCGGCTGGCGAAACACATCTTGGGGAGATTGGTGGGAACACGACTGCCGTTGTTGTTACTCCAGCAATCGCAGCCGCGGCATATTCTGCCAACGATATTGTTGGTGGAAAATTAACATTAACAAGTGCTTTGCGAGTTTCCGGTGGGTCGGGGCTTATCCATAATTTAGTATTAATAGATGCTTCTAAACAAAATGCAGGATTGCAGATTTTTATATTTGAGGCAGACTTAACGGTTGCCGCCGATAATGCTCCAGAAGCGACATCGGGTGCGGATTGGTTAAAATGTCTTGGTCGTATTGATATTTTAGCCACTGATTATATTTCTATGGCGAATGCTTCTGTGGCAATCCCAAGCGGGTTCCGAGGAATGCCTATCAAAGTGGCAAGTGGAACTTCTTTATATGGATTTATTAGAACAATAGGAACTCCCACTTACGGCTTAAATGCTCTACAGTTGACTTTTGGGATTCTAAGAGATTAAAAATGCCACTTTTAAGCGGTCCCAGAATAGTAAATTTGGAAGAACCGGCGGAGCAATATCTTCTCCGGGATGAATTTCTTACCGGGGCAGCTGCGCCCATAACTTCTCCCCGCTTGGCCGAACCGGGGCCGGGTGAGGAATTAACTGTGGATGCGGAGAACAAAATCGCCATTGCCTCTAATTGGCTGGAATGGACAGCCCAGGCGACCCCGGTTTATGCGGAGCAGCACTTGGTTTATTCTACCCCGGTTATCACCCGCGAACCCGGCGTGATGATCCTCTGCCGTTGGCGCTGCGCCACTGATAATCCGCATTATCCCCTGGCGCTGGTGGATAGCACAACTCCCACCTGGAATCACACTAATGTTCGGCACGGCTTTTTTAGGTCCGCCGCCCTGAGCTTGGCGCGGGTGGATAATCAAGCGTTGGGGCCGGTCCTGGCCTCTTTTGTGGCGGATGGCACTATTTATTACTTGTTGATAGCTCTCCGGGCCACAGGAGCCAAGTATTACATCAAAGGCGGGGCCTTCACTAACTGGACCTTTTTAGATCAATCAAGTGTTGATTCCACCACGCCCCTTTATGTGGCCTCTGCCGGTTATACCGCAGTTTTTTCCACGGCTCTTTATCGTGATCCCCTGATGAAGTTTCTTTGTTCGCCCTTTACCTCTGATGGCTTTTCCGCGGCGGGAGTTACCGACGGCCTGGGCCATGCTGAGGGCGTATCTGGTAGTCTTGGCTCTGGCGGAGCAGGGATAGTTTATCTTTCCGGCGGAACCACTTGGGGCATTAGCAGCGGGCAGGCGGTAAATACGCCAACCCAAGGAAATGAAATGGTTACAAACGGCTCCTTTGAGACTGACGCTTCCGGGTGGACGGCCTTGAATGGAGCCACACTTCTTGGCGGTGTGCCCGGCGGCGTGTCGGGTAATTGCCTCCAAGTTACTAGAGGGACAGGACAAGCCTGTGGGAAGCAGGATATTACTGTTGAAGCGGGTTCCTGGTATAGGTTCGTTGGCAATCTTAAGGATGGGACAGGAGGTGCAAGATTTAGAATTAACTGTTTTGATGATGTTACCACGCAATTTGGCCCTAGTGCTACTTGGTTAGAGCGTAAGGGAGCCTTTAGGCCCCCTGCTGGAGTAACATGGGCAACCATACAGTTAGAAGATAGCTCAGCTAATGGAACTACTGTCAACTTTGACGAGTTCAGCATTAAAAAGCTAACCTTAAAAGAACTTTTCAATAGTATCCAATCTTCTACCTCCAATGTATTTGCCAGTGTCGCGTGCACTATTGCCAATTACTTTCAAGGTGGAATGGTTTTATGCTTGGATAGTTTCACCAACCCTCAGAATTACATTACCGTTTATTATAATAGGGCGCTTAGTAAGATATTTGTGGATAAGCGAGTGGCGGGCGCTCTGTCCAATGTTCTAACCGTAACAGCGACTTATGCGAGCGGGGCCGTGTTAGTGTGTAGAAAGGTCGGCACGTCAATCTATGTTTTCTACAACAATGCCCTAATCGGAACTGCAACGATAAGCGATGCTCAGGTCATTAACAATACTCTTCATGGCCTCTTCTCTACAGGTGGACCGACAGAGGTTCAGTTAGATAATTTTGTGGTTTATCCCGCTGGCAATGAGGGACAGAACGATATATTAAACCGCTGGAGTAATTAAGTCTGAATTCATACTGGATATAAGGAGGATTTATGGAGGGCGACCGAAGTCATAAAGAAACTGCATGGTATGAGGTGAATATAGTGCCATGAGTGACAAAAAATCAAACAAAAAAAAGAAGAAGAGTGGCCCTAAGCCCAAGAAGCAATCTCGTTTGAGTAAACGCAAGGGGACTGCCGAACCCCCAAAATCTAAGAAAAGGGCCAAAAAAGGAGGGAAATAACCTTGGGGCGATCACATTTACTAAGAGGCAAAGAGATTATCTAACCAACAGCCTTAGAGAAGAGCTTGCGCCGCTAAGAGACCAACCAGCCTATAAGTATGGTGATAGTCATATGGTCGGCTGGTTATTAGAGATGGCGATTGCCAGAGTATTAGCCCGGCTTCCCCTAAATCCAGCAGAATATGATGGAGAAGATGACTAATGACTCAAATTCATGATTTCGCGGAACATACATCTATATTATTATTGGTTATTTCTACCCTTGCTTCCATCGTAGGATTCCTTTTTTGGCGTATGATAAGCCGCATAGAAAAGAAAATAGATGGCATAGAGGCAATGCACCATGCGTGTAAAGAAGAATTGCCCAACCTTTATGCTGGCAAAGAAGATTTTGAGTATCATTACCATGAGGGGAGACCTGCCCCTGTGGTTATAAATGGACGCGTTTTTAGGCGTGCAGGTTAATCCGCACTTTCCGCTTAACACCAACCAAGAAAAATGTCTATATAATTATAAGGATTTTAAAATGGGTAACGTATTAGAGTTTAAGGCTTCAGAAAAAATTCTTTTAATGCAGATAAAAAGACAGGCTATCAAAGATAGTAAATATCTTTACCAAATTACGGCAGGGTTTAACTGCCCTATGCCGATAGACCCTAGTAGTTGGGAGATGTTTTTAGCGGGGGTAATCGAAATTTGAAGATCGTCTTCAAAGCCAAAAATATTCTGGAGCGATTATTAGTTGAGTTACAATAGGAATAGAAAAGAAGGAGAACAACGCAATGAATACAGATAAATTAACCACTTTTTTGGGTTTAATTGTGGCTGCTGGCGTGACTTTCGGCATTTGGTCACAGGAACAATCTACGGTTTTGAGGAAATTGATAGAATCTGTGCTCCCGTTGGCGATTGCCCTTTGGGGCATTTTTACTAACAAAGAATAATCATGTCCTCTGAAGGAAAAATGAAAAAGATGGGTGACGAAATACAGGGTTTTTTTCTACTGGCCCGCGTTGCCGGTTTTATGCTGCCCTTGGTAATTTAATGCAGTTGAAATTTTGGAAAACCAGGATGGGGCGACTAGCTGTTGATGCCTTTTGGTTCTGGGGGGTGGAACGCTCTATCCCGGAGTCAAAAATATTCTGGGGTGATTATCCGAACTATGGGACATTAGCAGGCCCGGATTATCCGTTCCTGGTTTAAGGAGATGGGGCCGTCTCCCCGAATCCCCTTTTAACGGAGGAAAAAAAATGAAAAGGATAGTTTGCCTGGCAATTATTTTTTGTTTTGCCCTTTTGCCGGGGTGCGCCACCGACAAGATGAGGGCTACCATGCCCCAGGTGGCCCAAGTGGTGACTACCGGTCAGAGTCTGGCCCACCAGTTGGACAATGTTTATGAATTTTTAGTGACCCAGAAAGCAGTCCCCGATAACCGGGAGGCGGCTACCCGCGCCTTGGCAGCCCTGGATGATATCGCTCAAGACGTGCAGGCGGGTGCGGCTGCGTTGAGCGGCGACAAGTTCAACTCGGCTCAGTTCATAATCAATTCCGCTATTCTGGCTGCCCGGATCATGGGATATGTCGTGCCCCTGGTGCTGTGATAGGTTGGAATGGATGCCAGGGGATCTGACCTTATCAGAGGCCCAAATAGCCCCCTAAAATCTCCGGGATATAATAAGGTATGGGGTTGAAAGGGACCGCCGGAGGTCTGGAGGATGGCCCGGCCAGAATCGGATTTAAAAGGGAAGCACCGGGTGGAAATTCCGGATTCGGGCTGGGGCATTGCCGGGGATTTTTGGCTGAAGAAAAAACTTTGGGATGAACGTCAGGCTAAAGACCTTGAAGCCCTGCTCCTGAAAACCCTGGAACTTTTCTGTCAGGTATGGGGGAGATAGATTATGCAGGAGACCCATGAACAAAGAATCGGTATTCCTATTTATTATTCAATATCTGAATTATTGTTGAACGAAAAGGTATAGTATATGAAAGAAATAGTAGGTCAAAATTGTCCTAAGTGTAACATTCTATATTTTTCTACTGTGTCGATAAATGATAGTTGCCCTTTTTGCAAAACTATCCCAGAATTAGAAAAGGAACATTATGAAGCCATATTGCGACAACTTGACTGCACTAGAAGGGGGTGAAACTCCCATTAAGGAGGACCGGGAGTCCTTATGATCTATACCAGTCACATCTTGTATTTCGACAGGAAAAACCCCAAGATCAGACTAGCTTGTTTTTCTGATACCCATAACGGTCATAAAGAATTTGCCAGAAATCATTTTAGAAGTTGGGTTAGTAAGCACTATAAACATCCCTATACATGGTTTATTGGGTTAGGTGATCTAATAGAAGCAATCGGCCCATTTGACCCTAGATTCACCATAGACCATATTGATTCAGCCCACCACGGCAAGGCGGCTTTTATAGATGCACAAATCAAAGATTTTATAAGCGAATTGTCTCCATACAAAGACAAAATCATTGGTTTAGGAATGGGGAACCATGAATATCAGGTGTTAAAACGCACTGGCTCAAGTCCTACCGATAGAATATGTGAGGCATTAGGAGTTAAAAACCTTGGGTATTCTTTTCTGATGGCTCTAACATTACGCCCCCAAAATCAAGGCGAAGGGAAAATAGGGGGAAGTAGGGTATTAAAAATTATGGGACATCACGGATGGGGCGGAGGAACACGAAGTCTTGGAGGAGACAAAACTAAGGTTGCGGCTAAACCTACTGAATATGTGGCCGACCTATTTATGTTTGGACATTCACATCAAGGATGGAGTCAACCCAAGGCTCGTCTTGATGTAACAAGCCAGGGAAAACCTATCGCTAGAGATTATCTTTATATAAATACGGGCACATTTAAAAAGACCCTCAGTGAAGGGTGTGTCCCCTCATGGGAAGAAACGCAGGGATTCCCTGTGCAAAAAATAGGGGGAAGGGTAGTAGAAATAGAAATTGACCCGCTCAAATGGTTGAACATAAGGGTGGTGGAATGACTGGTCCATATGATAGCCTAATGGAAATTTTCAAACAAGCCGTGCTCCAGGCTTCGGAAGGGAAGGGGAAAGAGCGGCACGTCTTTAATAACGAATCCTTTGAAGAACAAATTATGTTTATCATAGCCCGATGGGGCCTTTCTTTTCCGGCAGGACAGGCCGTGAAGAAAATTGTGGAAGCCAATCGGTTGCAGGGTGAGGCTAAGATTAGAGAACTATTGGGGGCATTAAATTATTGTGCTGGAGAGATTCTTTTGGTTAAAGAAAAGTATAGAATAGAGGGCCTTATCCAATGACTCGTCCTAAATCCCACTATTGTTATCAATGCTATTGGCAATTTGAAGATGAAGAAAGGCTATCTTGGTGCGGGGAATCACCCGAAATGATAGGAATTATACCGAATCGTCCAGGGTGTAAAAATTGGGAATGTGCTTATTGTGGCGGTTGTTTTGACAATGGAGAAAACCACGACAACTGTATGATTATCGAAGTAGAATTAGAAATATAAAATGGTCGATATTCAATGGTTTATATTGGGCCTGCTTAATATAGCCGTGGCTATAATGGGGTTGTTATTGAAGCCGCCCATGAAATAGCTTTGATCGAGATGGACGGATTTGAACCGCCGACCTCTTGCTCCCAAGGCAAGCACGCTAAACCAAACTGCGCCACATCCCGACATTTTTCTTTTTGCCTATAGGTTCCCTTAATTAATACCCGTTGTCTCCTGGAAAATATTTCTTACAAATTGGTATTCTTCTTGATAAGCAAAATCACATCCTGAGCAAATAACCCTAATAACCATTGTCTTTTTATCTGAGTATTCGGGCTGCCCGGAAAACCATAAAAGATTTCCACATTTAGGACAAAATTCTATCGTTTCATCAGTTGTCATAAGCAGTGCCACTTTGTAAGAATTTATTGGTGACGTTCCCAGAGACAAAGAGTTAATTAACCTTACTAGTTCCCGCCCAAGGAGGCGGGGTTATCTCCAAACCTCTACTCGGTTCTCTGGATTTTTAACGAACCGCCAAAACACCTGCTTCTCTATAGCCTTATGCGCATTTTCGTCCGGCCATATAGTCTTATATTTATATATTTTCCATGCGGGCTTCGTTAGGGCCTCATATGTTTTAGATACTTTTTCCTTGGCTTCGAGTGTTAATATTTGTATACAAATACCGATTCGCGAAAACAAGCAATCTTTAATAGCCTGGGCAATTTCCTGGGGCAAGTCGACAGGGGAGCGGAAGTTTGGTAATTCTTTATACTTTCCAACTCCTTCTAGTTGATAATACCAGTTAATAGCCCCATGCCCCTTCACATCTTCGTTAAATGTTGGGCCGAGATATTTTATCAATTCTCTCCCCCGTTTAGTTTTGAGTTCGTTGTTAGTCAGGAAAAATATCTCTCTTCCATACTTTTTTTGAAGGTGTTCTGGTATTTCTATCCAACTTGGAAATTCGCACATAAACTTACCTTGTTCCCGTGGGTCGGGGGTTAGAATCCCTCCAGGCGCGCCAGTCAGAGGGGCGGTGACAGTTTCGGTGATAACTCCATTTCTCTATCCTTGATCATTTCTGATTTTCCTCCTCCATCCCTATCAAGATATGGTACTGTCAAAATATTGACAGTACCATAAAATGTATATTGACATTTCTGCCATTTAAGTATATAATATATTTAGAAAATCGGCTCTTTGACAATTAAATAAAGGAGGTTTAATGCAAACAATTCCTATTCACAAAACGATCTATCTCCATACGGTTTGTGGGAAAAAGATTTTTGACCCTGATTGGTATAGGGGTTTTGCTGTGCCACAGGACATACGTCATATGTCCATTAATTGCTGTGGTTATCTTGTCCCTAAATCGGAAATTAAGACCAAGAGGGTTCTTTCCCATTACCGCCGCCCGCCCATAACAGGGAAACAGAGGGATCAGCAAAGGAGTCGTGTTTATAAAGCCGAAAACGCTGTCCCTGGTTGGCCGGGTAAGCAATTTGAGTCCTTGAAAGAGGTCGATAACTGGGTCAAAAGAATTATGGCGGGGAAAACCTGGACTAAACACTTTCAAAGGACAAGACCAATCCTGGTAAAAGACGGACGGGGAAGGAGAAGGGCTTCTGGTGGAAATGGAAGGATAGTCTTGCCGCGCTGGGCCAGAAGCCAGATGGTCGTCCTCCATGAGATTGCCCATGTCCTGACTTCTGACCAGCACGGACCGCGGTTTTGTGACACCTACCTCAATCTTGTCTCCCGTTATCTGGGCAAAGAAACGGGAGAGGCATTGAGGTTGGCATTTGTTAATCATAATGTAACCTATTATAAACCATAATGTCAAGAGCCGATTTTCTAGCCCCATCTTAGGGTGGGGCTTTTTATTGCTCACCCGCCCCCCCCCCTAAGCCTTTAAGGTAATGCCGGGGGGTTATCATAACATGGGGCCAGGGCGGTTGTCATGGAGTTTGTTCTTTAAATTTTTCGTAAAAAATAGAGGGAATATCTTTTTCGTCATCACTCCAATAAGTTTCAGTTGCCCAAATAATAAATTTCTTCATATATGTTTTATTGTGCTTTGGGATACCACAGGCTTCGTCAATTAAGGCGGCTAATCCGCCTTTGGCAGGAATGACAATCGGAGAAGTGCCGGTCTCTTCTTCAAATTGTTCCCGCATTTCATCATGTAAAAAGGCCCATTCTATAAAATTAAACCAAGCCGATATTTGAATAGGATGATCTTTCCAATCTTGCGGGACGTTTGTCACGGGATTATTTTCGCTTGGATGCTTTTAGTAAGAGGTCTTTGACTTTCTCACCTATGGGATCATTGTTAAACCAACGGGTATAAATATTTCTGTTATTGGCATATTTAATTTTCCTAGATGTGCTCTCCCCGATGTAACCACAGAAATTCACCACAAAGATTTCATCAGCCAGATCAATCTTTTTAAGATGAAGTTCGTCCATGACCTCGGCCACGCCTTCATGTTCGGCCAAATGAGAAGGAGGCAGGTTGTCACTATACCACCAGGGAAGAAGATGCAGGCTCATTACTATGGCTTTTTCATCCCGCTCAATAAGCCAAGCGCAGACGGCCATTATGTCGCAAAATTTAGATGAACCACAAATCACCACTATTTTAGGTTTATCCATTTACGCCTCCGATTCATAAGAGTTTTGCCAGGGGTGACTTGATCCTCAATTCTGCCCTTCTCCGTCTTGGAATTCGCGCTATAAGGCACAAAATAAGAGGATGATAATAGAACTCAACAATCTCTCCCTGAATTAGTCTTTCACAATCTCGTAAGAAGTCCTTACGAAGGAGAACTAAATTGCGGTCAAAACGGCTTCGTTTGATTCTTTTCATCCCGGTCTATCCTTAGTTGTCATGGGAAAATTATTTTTTTTTAATTTTTTCAAAATAACCACAAGCATTACATTCAAATTCCCAGAATCTTCCGACTCCCATAACGCTCATATTCCAACCACAGACGATGCAAGTAAAAAGAGAATAGGGATAGATTTGCCTACTATTACAAGTATAGAATATTGGTTCTGCAACAAACCATTGCGGGCGTAAATCAAAAAATCCTTTTTGTTTAATCATAAGGGTCTTGCCAAGGGTGGCAAAATCTCAAATCAGTCGCTATTTCCTTTATATTGAACTCGGTCAATATATATAAGTTAGAAAACCAACAGTAATGATATTCATCAATTATTACAGCATAAGTAGGCCATCTAAAATACGTCTCATACCAAACCTCCATTCCCCGATAAAACGGCTGTGGATCAGACATGCGGCACCTGGCTCCATTGTTGGCCGTCTAAGAGGCGATGATTATTATGTGAATCAAACCTTGGCCTGGATTGATCTTCCGGGATATTTTTACCCCAGCTTTTAAAGAAGAATGGCACTCCCACCGCATAGCAATCATCCCGGACCCGGCGGAACCAGTCCGGGTGGGAGGGCCGGGCGTGGGGGCCGGTTTCGCCGCCGGCGGGAATCCAATCAATTCCTACTCCTGATCCTCTACAAGCAGAGCATGAAATAGCCCAGGGATCAGTTTCCCGATAACCAGTTCCGTCACATTGGGCACAGGCCCATAAAGGCCGAGGATTGCCAAAAGCCTGTTTTAAAACCCAATTCCCCCTGTCTCCAACTGTCCCCAAGGGCTTAGTAAAATCTATCGGGTCAAGGGCTGGTTCATAGTTGACGCCGTGGAGGACGCCGGGGATTTGCAGGAGGATGGGAATCCGTCGGTCGGCCCATTCCTGGTTTTCGGCGGTGGTCATGACCATGAGGTTTTTAATAGGTCCGGTTAATGCGTATCTTTGAAAAAAGGGTAAGGCTCTTTTGAGCCGCTTAGTGCAAATGATAAAGAAATGACCGGGACCACCACCGGCAATAGTTTTGGCCCGGTCCATAAATATCCTTACCAAAACTTCATGGATAAATTCATCAGGCACTCCCGGATGGAAAAGATCATTCCAAAAGGTGTAAACCTTGGGAGTCCGGGACCGCCCGATCTTGTCCAGGTCTTGCCATTGGGGGTTGACCTGGCCGGTCCAGCGGGGGCGGAGGCCGGAATTATCTACCGTGCCTTCATAACGGGCTTGTATTTTGGGATTAGGATTGAACTGCCGTATATTGGCTGAAGTCAGAGACCAGCAGTTATCGCATGAAGGACTTCCGGCATGAGAACATCCTTCTACAAGACACAAGCCTTGTGACCACCATAAACCTTTATTAATCCGCTCTTGGCCGATCATTTCTTTTAAATTCACGATGCAATTTTCTCCTTTCCCTAAGACATATAAAACAAACAGCATTTAGTCCATCATATCTACTTCTATCTTTGGGAAAATCTGTTATAGGCTTCCACTCACAACATTTCCAACACCGTTTTAGTCCAATCATCCTATTAGATAGATATTTTTCTAAGGATATACCAATTTTATTTGCTTCTCTTTTAAAGGAAATAATGGATGTCATGTGTGGAGGATGGGGAATATTGTGTTCTTTAACATGTGTCCCCTTTAGCATATATTGAAGATTTAATTTAAAATTATTGGTTTTGATATAATCTATATGGTGGGTTATATATCCATCTGGCTTTGGTCCAATATATGTGTCTGCCACTAAATTATGAACATAATGCATTCTTCCTCTTACAAAAACCCTGTAGTATCCATTGGGGGTTGTTTCTATTGATAACAACCTATCTCCTTTTTTAATCTTACCATACGAACTAATATTATATTCTGGATATAGTGGATGTGGAGACCATTCTTCTTGTATAGATTTTATTTCTTGCGACATTTTTACCTCACATCATCTCCCCGGCCTCTGGGGAATTGGCCTTAAGGCTTACACGAATGTCGGCAAGTTGCCTCACAACATCTTTAAAACAGGCCGTGCAGACGAATAATAACCCCGCGACAACGCCGTCATCATTTCTATGAGCCATGAGAACAAAGGAGTTTTCTCTGCTACATCTGAAGCAGCCGATCTTATAATGATTGTGATCATGTTTTGTCATTTGGCCCTCCAAACTTCTCCCCGGCGGATAGGCACTAAGTCCATCCCGATGTCCCACCACCCTTTTCAATAAATTCTTGTATAGCCTTCAACATAGTTTCTCGATTTGCACTTGATACCCAACCAAGATACTTTCCCGTTCCAAACTCAAAAGCTATGGCCACAAAACCAACCCGATTTTTTAATCCAGCCTGATTTAAAACTTCAGCAAAATCTCTACTTGATTTCTCTAGAATGCCCATAAAAATCTGAGACAGCTTCTCCAAAACCGATCTTTCTATCATTATTCATCCCCCTGGTTCCTATGACTCCATATCAACTCCCCGGCTCTTTACTCTCGAAGAGCCGGGGAGATTCACTCAGATTTTTTATGCACTGGACAAATGGGTTTGATTCCAAACCAAGGATCGCAACAAGTGCATCGCACAGGCATCACCTCCTTAGAAAATTCCCTGAGGGCCGGATTCCCCACGCGGCTCCCACTCATTAGGGCTATCTGCTCCGATTGGGCAATTATTACGGAGTCAACAGACAGAGCCTATCTGAGTGAATCACTCTCACTTCCCAACCTCGGCGTTGCCACGCCGCCCCAGGGGTAAAGAGTTAATCAACCTTGCTGACGGTTTTATCCTCATCTTTTATAGAGACGATCAAAATAAAATTCTTCGCTTCCTTGATGATGTAAATATTTAATAACATTGGATAGTTTATCTATTTTGTGGTTCTCAATTCTTTTCGAGTTTAGATCGGCAGGAGCAATAAAATCTCCCATAGTGAGCAAATGGAGAGCAGCAAGAATATGTCCCATTTCCTTTTCGAGCAAATGGCGATTAGTTATACGCTTCAAATCTTCCGGGTGATAGGATTGATACCCATGTCGCAAAATTTTACCTATTATTTTTTGGGCTTCTCCAAGTTCTTCACAAAGTAGAAAAAGACGCTCCGCTTGATTTGGTGGAAGTTTATTAAACTGTTTTTCCATAATCTTTTCACTCCTGAGAATTCAAGGTCCGGAGAGCGGAGACCGGGTGAAAACCTGAAAGGCCCAGGCGAACATCAGGGCGAAGCCGATCAGGACCATGATAAGTTCCATAGCACAGACGGCCAGGGAGAGAAGGGGGCCGGGAGATGAGTTGAGCCAGGCCCAGGCCCGGCGGAGTCGGGACCTTTTATGGGGCCGGTTGAAGTCGGCCCATTGGTGAAGTTGGGCGCGGGTCATGGGCTTATTCCTCCCTACAAACCACCTCAACGGTGTCGGGGTCTGGATAGTGTTTGCCATCATAGAACCAGACTTCCTTTCTATTTCTGGTAGTAGATTGGACAAAACAATAAACGCCGTCTTCTCTATCGGCTGCGATAAAATTGATAGCCCACCAATCAGGAATGAAACCAGAAAGAATTTTTGCCTCATTTTTCCAGGCCGCACGAGCCTTTTCCCAGGCCGCACGAGCCTTTTCCCAGGCCGCATAAGCCTTACGAGCCTTTTCCCGTGCCGCACGAGCCTTTTCCCAGGCTGGTGTAAAAACTAAGGGAATTAATTCGGCAATTTCCTCCCTAGTGATAGCCCTAATCCCTGCATAGTATCCTGTGGCTGATTTCATGCAGTCATTCCTCCATCAGTTCCCGGGCATGGCGGCAGAGTATCATTGGTTTTTCTTAAGGCGTTCAATCGCCAACGCCAATTTCTCATCTAATTCGTGCCAAAATTGAGCTTCATCTTCATCGCATAGGCGGTGAGCTATATTACCTATCGTTAAGGCAGAAATCCTTGCGTCTTTGAGATATTCGATGTGTTTGTCCATCGTTTTATTCCTCCATCAGTTCCTGGGCATGGCGGGGAGGTTGCTCCTTTTGACACCTCCAAAGGGCCACCAATGACAGGTTCGTCAACAATAATTACTGCTTCTTCTTTTTCCATTTGCTCCTTCTCCTTTTTCTCCTTTATTCTGCCCCTACTGCCGCCCCTAAGTCCAGAATAAGGCTGGCGGCTTGGGGATGGGTTAGTTCTTCAAAGGTCTGGACTTCATAATCGGCCAGGATACTTGTCGCAGATGCCCGGACTTTCCCAATCAATCCCTTAATTTTCTCTACCTGCTCTTCTGAGGCCATTTCCGCCCCGTTTTGACCTTTTTTTTCTTTTCCCTGGTCCTGAGTATTAGTCTCAACTTTCGCCCCCGATTCTGGCGGAGGGGAGGCTTTGGTAGGGCGACCACGTTTCTTTTCGGACTGTTCTGTTGGAGGTATAATTGACTGGTCAAACCAAGTTCCGATAACGCTCATGCCGTCTTTGAGGGAATTATAGATTTTTCTCAGATTGATAATTTGTGCGGCGGTGATACTCTCCACCTTGCGCTGGATTCGGGCTTCAATCATTTCTTGGGTAACGCCCAATTCAGCAAAAACAATTATCATTTTTTTAATGGCTTCCGGGCCGATATCCGCCTTGGTTTTCAGGGTGGCCTCGCATTGACCTACTGCCGCTTCTATGACATCACCAGGGATAATACCAAGAATACAGGCCCTTAATCGTCTAGCTCCCAAATTAGCAACCATTTCGTAAATGTCTCTGGGATCAATCAAGTTTTTGCTTCCCTGGCGCGTATAGCGCAAGTGCTTGACCTGGAAAACTTTAACTTGCCGAGTATTTGTCTCCAAATCCCAGGCATAAGCCTCTACCGTGCTTTCACCGAGACGTTGGTCCAATTCTCGAATACCAAACTGCAAATTTCCCCATTGTTGAGCAATGGCCTCAGCAAGCCGGATAGAAGGTCCGGCAATTTCCGCTCCGCCACGGACGTATGAATAAAGAGCACCTTCGGCCAAGACTGGACGTTGACAGGCCGTTAGAATGCGCTCAAGTGCCTTGGCTTGATTCCGAGGGAATCTCTTAGCAATCGTCATTGCCGCTTGGACTTCGGCCACTTCCCGTTGAACAGCGGCTTCGGCTAAGATTTCTGGTGATTCTTGGGCAATCGGCAATCCTGGCATTTCGCCAGTAAAGACCGTGACTTCATTAAAAAGGTCTATATCTTTATCGTTGGATTGAGCCATAATAATCTCCTTTATTGTGCTTCGGGGTTATCTCCTTATTACATATTTACAAGTCCACCAATAACCGCACCATTTATGACTGCACCACCAGCTATCGGGACTGCATGGCGGGAAAAGCCCTGTCCTAATTTGGGCCAAGAGCATTTGCACCCGAAGTATTAGGTTGGCCCACTCTTGAGGGCCACGTTTAGTTTCAAGGGGCTGATGCTTTGGCTCTTTAGTGTTGACCAAAACCTCTAGGCTTACTTTCTTAGGCCATGCCCCCGTTAAATGATGAACAAGGCCGGAGTAAAAAGTGAGGTCCAAGGAATTATCGGCCTCTGCTTGATTCTTACTTTTATCCGCGGTTTTCAGGTCTGGAAGCCAGCCATCTTCTGTATAAACGTCAATAATCCCAGATATAGGCATGTCCAAGCCCACATCCAGCAGGATTTTTTCTTCAACTAAAACAGGTTGAATTTGGGGGGCCAACTCCTCCCGATAAACTTTAGTCAGGCCCACTGCCGCGTTGAGGCCATCATTAAGAAGGTTGGATTTTTCGGAGATAAAATCTTTGGGAATAAAAACACCTTTTTCTTTAACTAAATGAACATAATGATCCCTAGCGGCGTCCTGCAAATCTGACACGGACATATCTACCTTGGATTTTATTTTCTGAATGTGATTAACCTCGCCAGCCTTATGAACAGCAGAGCCTCGGCGGGCAGAAATTCCAGGAAGAATAATTTCGCCGTTAATATAACGGCGTTCAAATTGAGCGAGGCATCGGTTAGCCATAATTAATGATGATTTGCTTATGGATTCAAGCATCATAACCATCCCTTGTAATTCATTTTAGCATAATTAATTTAAGGCAATAATCTTTAACTCCATGTTATCATTAAGAAAAGATTGCTTCTTTGTATTAATTTCGTATTAATGGGAATGGTTAATCTTAAGAGTCCAAGGGAGGCCCGGCCCTCCCGTCTACATATTTAACCCGTTAGGCGATTATCCGACAACGATCCTTTCTTGTTTTATTCCACACTAGCCGGGCTTAGTGGGCCTAAACCTGAGCCAATGGTCTCAGGGGATAAGAAATGTTTGAATTAGTATTTTACAAGTCCCGCAATCTTCGGGTAACTCTCCGGCCTTATGCGCCGGGATATTCTCATGGGGTTCAAGCCACTCCCGATCATGATAGGCTCTGAGTTCTGCCGCAAGAAGCCGGAATTTAAATTCCCTGCAATTACAGGCACGATGATGAGAAATACACTTCTTGGCATAGCGTTCTAAGTCTGGAGTTCCCATTTTTAACTCATCCTTCATTTGAATCCTCCATTCCCCCAATTTGCGTATAGATACCTATTCCTTATTCCCAATCTCCCTGTAATTTCCCTTCAATAGCCATAATATCACTACGAAGCTGCGAAGCCATTTTGTTGATTTCCCCGACAAATAGATTTTCGTTCCCAAGACGATCCAGAATATTCCGAGCCTCAAGAAGTGAATCTATGGCATCTTCAAGGAGGTCCATTTCAATCATTAAAGCCTCTTCGCTTGGGGTTGGGTCTCTAAAAGGGTTTTCGGTAGGGCAAAGACTTTCGGTTCCTATTTTGTATGGGTATTCGATAGGCATGGATTATCCCTCCTTCTGAAGCACGAAATCATACTTACGGTTTAATGGATTTCAATAAACGCATAAAAGCATGATATTCTGGATTCAATATGTCCAAACTGGCAGCACACAGAAAAAAAAAGGCAAGAAAAGCAAATATTGTGCCTGCCGCGAACCCTAGGATTCTCCATGCCTCTATCTCCCTCTGTTGGCGTGGTGGTAGATCGGACAGGATTTTAGCTCCGTCGGGGAGTATATAAGTCTTAAGTGCAATAGAAAAACATATCCAAGAAAGGAGAGATACTATCACTCCCATCCCAAAGAGAAAACACCATTGGATATAGACCTGGCGCACGAACCAAGGCCAAATATGGGCTGCCCCTATACCAAGTTTTTCTGCCAACTTGTCCAGGTGGGCCAGAATGAGTTTTACATTTTCGGCTTCCATTTCATTCCTCCTGTTTGATATAATTATATAAACTCATTACCAATACGCCAGCAAAACCAAGCCGTCCATACCAAGGCCGATACGATTGACAGGGTTAGTATGTTCACAATCACCATTCTTCCACAAATTGCGTGTCATCGGGCAGTCCGAAGCTCCTAGTCTTGGCGGCGGCGCAGGTGTCCGCTTCCGTCTCCAGGTAATATTCTCTCTCCGGCCTGCTAGAACAGATGCAATGAAAGTATTTGAAGGACCGTTTATATCCCTTCGCCTTAAAGGAGATAACCCGCATGGCGTTCCCGTAAGCGTCTAGGGCTTCGTCTATGACCACGAGGCCAGGGAGCGCAGCAACCTTTGCCTTGTCCATCCTTTCATAGGCTATCCGGCGCTGTTCAATATTCTTGATCTGAAAGACCTCTTGGGCGGTTAAGGTTCCTTGTCGCACCGCTGTAAACAGGGGGTGATCGTCGTTGAACCGAACCCCGCTAATCCAATAGACAATCCGACTGTCTCTTGATTGCAACAGGGCCTCCGAACACCTATCGTCTATGTAGATAGCGCCGCACCTTTCCGGGAACGTGACCTTGGTTAGGCCGGTGCAACCGCGCATGAAGATAGTGCCGCACTCTTCCGGGAACGTGACCTTGGTTAAGCCGGTGCAATCGCGCATGTCGATATAGCCACACTCTTTCGGGAATGTGACCTTGGTTAGGCCGATACAACCGCGCATGTAGATATCGCCGCACTTTTCCGGGAACGCGACCTCAGTTAGGCCGGTGCAACCGCTCATGTCGATATAGTCGTGCCCTTCCGGGAACGCGACCTTAGTTAAGCCGGTGCAACGTCCCATATCGATAGCGCCACACTCTTCCGGGAACGCGACCTCAGTTAGGCCGGTGCAGCCATACATGTAAATACCGCCGCATTCTTCCGGGAACGTGACCTCGGTTAGGCCGGTGCAAAGCTCCATGAAGATAGTGCCACACTCTTTCGGGAACGTGACCTTGGTTAGGCCGGTGCAACCGCGCATGAAGATAGTGCCGCACTCTTCCGGGAACGTGACCTTGGTTAAGCCGGTGCAATCGCGCATGTCGATATAGCCACACTCTTTCGGGAACGTGACCTTGGTTAGGCCGGTGCAACCGCGTATGTAGATATTGCCGCACTCTTTCGGGAACGTGACCTCAGTTAGGCCGGTGCAGCCGCGCATGTAAATACTGCCGCACTCTTCCGGGAACGTGACCTTGGTTAGGCCGGTGCAACTGCCCATGAAGATACTGCCGCACTTTTCCGGGAACGTGACCTTGGTTAGGTCGGTGCAACGTCCCATATCGATATAGCCACACTCTTCCGGGAACGCGACCTCAGTTAGGCCGATGCAACCGCTCATGTCGATAGTGCCATCAATGCGGTCGCCCATGTAAATATTGCCATCAATGCGGTCGTATTGTTGTTGGGCAAACTGCTGCCAGTCGGCAGCAGATTTAATGACCACACTACCTGTATAGACTTTCATTTTCGCTCCTCTGCTAGTCGATTACAGGTCTCATTCCCTCGTGGGTAAATTCCTGCTGTTTCCGCAACTCATAAATACCGGCAGGAAGTTTGGCTATACGCAGCGTTTCCCCTTTAACGACCTCCCCATGATCTTTATGAAAGAGTTGGGTTCCTTCGCGGGCTTCTAAAAAGCCAATGATAAATTGATCTTCTTGGGGGTTAGGATAAAAAGTCCCCTGATCGAAGGTGTGATCATTGCCCCCGGAACCGGTCATGAGAACCTTAGAATCTAATGGGGTTAAGCCACTAGGTAGTTCTTCCTTCACCACCAAACATAAATCACCATGACGATACGCGTTCATAGAATTATGTCCTCCTTAATACCCCTCCCCTCCAGAGGCAACAGGCCAGGGGGTTGGGGTTGATAAAAGTTCTCTGGGGGCCGGATTCCCCTACCGGCTTCCTTCGCTTGCCCTTTAACAATCTCTCCGTCCTCTCCTGGCTTTTTAAAGCCACCCCAGACAATTATCCGCTTTTTTATGCCAGTTGCTTTTCGAGCGCAGCAATGCGTTCTTCTTCTGCCTGCCTCTGTTCTTCGCGGGTAGATAGGGCAGCCCGGCGCGCCTTAGCGGCCCGAAGTTGCCGCTGAAGTTCGGCGCGATTGCGACTGACGATCTCATTAGAAACCGCAGCCAACTTATCTGTAATCCATTCCGGCGTATCAACGCCGAGTTCTTGGTAGCCGCGGTCCAGGGTGATAAGGGCATCTTTAGCAAGAACCAAATCATCTAATTCGATTTGGTCAGTTAAGAAACTCTTCAATTCCTTTGCGTTCATATGGCCTCCTTTTGAAAGACTTGATTTAAGGTTAATAATGGCATCGCCATAATTTCTTCTATCAGGGTAAAACGGCTAGCTCGTAGGGTTTTTATCAGATTCGGGAGGGCGTAGTGGTCTATCCGGCTTATATCAAACTCCTGCAAAGGGATATTGCAACTTTTACAGGCGGGAGAAAGCCTGTTACTTTCACCAGGAACCCACAATAGGTAAACCGTAGGTTCGACACCCATATTATCCACATATCTAGGATATGCGTGATAAAAATAGGGGGCGTGGTTATCCCCCCCATCAGAGCAAATCACAATACCATTGACGACAACCCCCTTGTCTCTCAAAAGTTCTAAACCGCAACCTATAGAAGTGCCCCCACCGGCTCTAATGCGGCGGGTCATGGCCTGAATTTCATCCAGGCTTTTCCCAGCAACTTCAAAATAATAGGGGTCAGTATTAAAAAAGATTAAATGAACTTCTCCCTTAACTTGTTGGGCAATCAGCGCGGCCACTTGGCGGGTGATCTCAATAGATGCTTCCATAGAGCCGGAGCAGTCGCCCAAGACCAACCAGTTACCTTCAATACCGCCGAGTTGGTATAGTTTCTCTTTTTGGACACCTTTTATTTTGGCTGCGATCTTTTTGTCACCGACCTTATCCGCCGCCCTACTAGCTTTTAGGGAACCAACTTTTTTATCTTTCTTCGATCTCTCCACGGCAGCATCGAAGGCAGCTTTCAGGGCAAGATTATCGAACACGCCCATTCTCCGAAACATTTCGGCGTTCCCGATTAATTCGCTGCCGCTGGTCTGTTCAATGAGCGCCATAATGATGTCCGGGTTTTTCTTTATCCCTCCAACAGCACCTACCGCCACCAGGAAGGGAATTTTATAATTCAAAATATTCCCGGCTGCTTCCTGGGGAGGCATGTTTTTCAGGTTTGCCAAAACTTCAAACACCGAGTTTTTTGGTTTTTGCCGTTTAAATAGAACGGCCTGTGCCAAGCTATTCGGTTTAACGTGATAAAGGGCGTATAGAGATTTCATGCTCTTTCGATGTTGAAGCGCGGTTTTTATCCACCATCTAGGTGAGGCTTCCCTGGCCTTGAGGTAGCGATGCACGGCCCCTTCTAGGAGGTTGCCCGCTCCAGGAGTTACGGGCATCCCTTCTACGCTGTATGCACGATTAAAATGGATCGCCTTTACTAAATTGCGGGGGTCTAAGGAGCATAAGTGGGCCACGGCGTTTTCAAACAATTCAGTGTCCTGGGGACCACGCAAGGCGAGGACCGGAAGGGCTACCTTGCTATCCCTGACCTCACCTTTGACATGGTTCCAGGCAATTAGGTGGGCAAATAATTCTGGTTCCTCTTTGGCGGCTTGGAGGCCCAAAGGGGAATAAATGCTTAAATCGCCATGTCCAATACGAAGGATTTGATTGACAAGTTGATTGCGGGAGATAGTCTGCTTTTCTGTCATAAGCCATTCTCCTTTCTGAAAAGGTCGGGGACGGCAAGTCGAAGGGGCTATTTTTTGTTGCGGAAGTTGGACTCGAACCAACAACACATCGTTAGCAAAACGATTGCCCTGCCATTGGGCGATTTCGCATGTAAGCCCCTCCAGTGCCGCCCCCTTAAATTGATAGGCGAAAGAGTTATAAGTGCTCTTTAACCGAGAATTTTTACTCGGTTGCTTACTTGATCCAAAGTCAAGAGCATGTAAGCACTTATGGTTTTCGCCTAATATGTCCTGGCGGCAAGTCGATAGTGCCTGTTTTCACCTTGCGGTGGCAGATGGAATCGAACCATCAACAGTCTGGGATAAACCAGGCGCTCTTAACCATTGAGCTATGCGTGTAAGCATTATCAGTGCCGCCAGATTTTCAAAGAGCACAAGCTTGGGAATCTTTATAGCACATGATGTTTCACGTGTAAAGAAAAAAATGGCGGAGGATATATTTTTTTTCATAAAAATGCCCCGCCCGGACAACACGGCAAAATCATTATATAATTATCCGCGATAAATTTTGCCTGTTCTCGAAATTTTCTCTCTGGAGACATGCCAATTTATCATAGATGACCCACATATACTGCTTGGGGATGGTAAAATATGTGCGCCCTTTAAGAATATCCTTATGTATGTAAATTTCGCTATATTAGTTTAAAGAATCTTTTCTAAATTTCTATGGATACGCGTTATATTTTGCTTGACATTAAACATGACATGCGCTATAAGAATCCTTCAGGGAGAACAAATCCCTTGTTAAATCTTTCCCCGAAGAAGAAGTTAAAGGAGAATAGGGTTAAATGAAAGCATTCCCAAAAATTTTCGCGATTGGCACAGACTATATTCGTGATATTTTTAAAGAGGCGGTTGAGATTACCGAAAAGATAGACGGTTCTCAGTTCGGTTTTGGAAATATAAATGGCAACGTGGTCATCCGCAGCAAAGGTAAACAAATGTTTTTTGAAAATCCCGAAAAGATGTTTCTTGAAGCTATTGAATATATAAAGTTACTTTCTCATGACTTGCCTCCTAATATGTTTTTCTATTGTGAATATCTTAGAAAACCCAAACATAATGCTTTGGTGTATAGTCGCATTCCTAAAAATCATTTGATGCTATTTGGAGTTATGGATATTACTGAAAGGTTTATTAACGAACACGAAGCCCTTGTTGTTTTTGCCGACTCATTACAAATCGAACCGATCCCCTTATTATATCAGGGATTTATTCATGATCCGTTGACTCTAAACCAAATACTAAAAAGGGAAAGCATTTTGGGGGGTTGTGAAATTGAGGGAGTTGTCATTAAAAACTATACCCGACAATTCCTTTTGGGGGGGCAGCCTATGCCTCTTATGGCTGGTAAATATATTTCTGAAAAATTCAAGGAAGTTCAGCAAAAAAAATGGGCAACAGAACATACAGGGAGGGGTAAATGGGACTTATTTAAAGAATCTTACCGCACCGATGCTCGATGGAGAAAAGCAGTGCAGCACTTATCCGAAAAAGGAGTATTACAAAATGCTCCTCAAGATATAGGCTGTCTTTTAAAAGAAATTCAAAAAGACATAGCCGACGAGGAGAAGGACAATATAAAGGAATTTCTTTGGAATGAATTTGGACAAGAGGTTTTGCGCCATGCAACCAAGGGATTCCCTGAGTGGTATAAACAACATCTTATGGAAAGAAGTTTTGAATAGGGACGATGGGGCCAGAAACGGGTCAATGATATAATTGGGGAGGTATATTTATAATGTTAGTCGTCTATCAGTTTCAACCGGCGCATAAATCACCATGTTTATCTTGTGTCCTCTTGCTTCAAGACAAAGAAGATTGTTCTGAGGCTTGCCAAGATCGGATAGATTATCTTAAAACCATCGGTCAATGGCAAGGGGCTTACCCAGCACTCCGGGTCTTGCCCAAGTCAATCCTTGCTGCCACCATCCCCGCCGAGAAGCCCCTGCCCAAAACAGGCGCAAAACCCAACATTAGGAAAAGAGGGCCGTTTTATTATGTCTGCCGGGTATGTCAAGAGGGGAAATGGGGTATAAGAGAAAATCAAGTCGCCTGTTCAGGAGAATGTAGAAGGATTTATAGGAAAGAATATACAATTCGTCTTTATCACAAGAAGAAAAAAATAAAACCCCGGAAGAAAACCATTACCAAGGTTTCCTTCCGGGAAGCTATTAAGATAGCGGCTCAAACCAATCGACCTGTCGGGGAAATATTATGAAATGGCCTGACGATTACCTAATTCCCGGCGTTGAGCCTTATCATGTTGAAGAGGCGGGGATTATTTATTGTGGGGATATGAGAGAAATTCTTTTATTTATTTCTAACACTATTGATTTAACAATTACATCTCCTCCGTATAACGCTTCTAAAGAATACGAAAAAAATATAACTAATAAAAAATACGAAGAAATGTTTAAAAAATGGATTCATTGTATAGCTGAGGCAGCCAAAGAGTGTGGTAGGTTGGCCCTAAATGTTCCCTTTGATATTCAAAATAAAGATTATGGGAATCATAAAATATTGCCATTAGCTTTTAACTCCTTGGGTAATTTTAAGTTAAAAGATTTAATCGTTTGGAACCAAAAGCATTCTGGTTGTGCAACCGCATGGGGGTCTTGGTGTTCTGCCTCAGCCCCTCATTTCCGCCACCAAAACGAATTTATCATTATTGCCTATAAAAAAGATTGGAAACGCGTTGCTGGAAGCAACGATATTGATGCAGATGAATTTTTAAGATGGACCACTGATCTTTGGTGCTTAAGTCCAGAAGTTAACAGAAAGCACCCTGCTCCTTTCCCCAAGTCTCTTCCTTTTAGGCTTATAAAACTTCTTTCATTTAAAGAGGATGTCATCTTAGACCCCTTTCTTGGCTCCGGCACTACTGCGGTCGCGGCTAAAGAATTGGGGCGAAAATTTGTCGGCATCGAAATCGAAGAGAAATATTGTGAAATGGCAGTTAAGAGATTAAAACAAGGGGTTTTTAGCTGGAAATAGCGTGTCGATAGGGGAGATTTTATTAAGCGGCAGAAAGGGGGCTTGTTCATGGAATTAATGTTTGCTGTTCTGTTAGGCTTTGTGGGAGGGGGGATGGTTGGTGTTGCTATAGCGAAAGATAATATAAGGCTTGGGGTGGTTGGAACACTGCTTATTATAATAAGTGGCATCATTGTGGGCGCAAGAAACGCCGAAGCAATATTTTCTTTATTAAAATTAATAAGGATATCATAATGCAAATAAAAAACCTTTACAAAATAAACAACCCTAACAGCAAGGTTAAAGCGTTTTTTAGTATTGAGACTACGGACTTTATCATCAACGATTGCAAAATCGTTGATGGAAGCAATGGCCTTTTTGTGGCTTTTCCGAGTCGAGAATATGAAAAAGACGGCGAGAAAAAATGGAAGGGTATCGTTAGAAGCAAAGATAGAGACGTTTCCCAACGCGTTAACGCGCTGGCTATAGGGGCCTATCGGGGGGAAAAAGAGGGGTCGAAAACCGACGATTTGCCAGAAGAAGATATCCCGTTTTAATCATTACACATTTTGCGTTTATAGAAAAATCAGTTGATTTCAAGTGATATCAAAAATTGAGGAATATCAATGGCAAGGATAAGAAGTGTGAAACCTGAGTTTTGGACAGACGAAAAAATAATTAAACTATCTATCCCGGCCAGGCTATTTTTTATTGGTTTGTGGAATTTTGCTGATGATAACGGGGTGTTAGAAAATAAACCCCTGCAATTAAAAATTCGCATTTTCCCGATGGATAACGTAAAAATAAAACCTTTGTTAGAAGAACTGATAAACCTAAACATTATAATTAGTTATGAGGTAGAGGGCGAATCTTTTCTGTGGATAAAACATTTAAACCGACACCAAATTATTGATCGGCCACGAAAAGCTAATTTACCAGAGCCACCGCAAGATATTAAAAATACTCACCAAAACACCGACACGGAAGATCAACTGAAATCAACTGATATCAATGTAGGAAAGGATAGGAATAGAAAGGAATATAAAAAGCAAAAAAAATTTATTCCTGTTGATTTTAAAATTTCTAATGAACTAAGACAATGGGCATCTAAAAATGGTTACTTCAATTTAGAAGAACACCTGGAATGGTTCAAGGACTATGCCCTTGCTAACAGCAAAAAATACGCTGATTGGGATGCCGCTTTTCGGAATTGTATTAAGGGGGATTGGGGGAAGATTAGGCAGATGCAAGCCGCTTCTCGCCCCCCTTCTCCAAAACCGCGCGCTGTCCCCCGTAAGGATTGCCCCCAATGCAGGGGAAAAGGAATATTTTATAGAGAAATAGCCGGGGTTACTCGTAGCCGCCCCTGTGACTGCTTAAAAGAGCAAAGCGCATGAAGAAAAAAAAACAGAAAGAGGAAGGGGTTCTTCCCCCAGCGAACCTTGAGGCGGAGCAGGCGGTTATCGGGGCTATGCTTTTAAGGCCCCAAGCCATAAATCAAGTAGCAGATATCCTTGGACCTCAAGACTTTTACCGGCAAGCTCACTCCCTTATTTATCGGGCCATAATGGACCTTTATAGTAAAGGGAAGCCTGTAGATTTAACCTCCGTCACTTCACTTCTTCATGACCGTGGTGAACTAAAAGAAGTCGGGGGGGCGGTTTTTCTGGCCTCTTTAAGCGAGCATGTGGGAACCGCGGCAAATGCCCCATATTATGCCCAACTGGTAAGAGAAAAAGCGATATTAAGGGGCCTTTTGGAACGCTCCCAAGAGATTATCGCAGCCTGTTTGGGACAGGTTGAGGATATAGACGAATTTTTAGATTGGGCCGAAAAGTCAATTTTTGAAGGGATTGAAAATAAATCAGGGGCCAATGTCAAACAATTAGGGGAACTGGCCGGGGAAAAATATAATCAACTAAGCAAGATATTTTATGAAGAGAAAGAATATACCGGGATATTATCGGGTTTTTATGATTTAGACAGATTAACCAACGGCTTTCATCCAGGGGAGCTTACCATCATTGCCGCCAGGCCGTCAATGGGCAAGACGGCCATAATAACCAATATTGCCTATAACGCGGGCCAAAAAGACGTGCCGGTTGTCGTGTTTTCTCTGGAAATGACGGCCTTGCAGATGGTCTTGAGATTTATAAGCAGTGCCGGGCGCATTAATGGGGATAATTTGCGACGGGCAAAGCTGGGGCAGCACGAATGGGTGGTTTTTTCAGACCTACACGAGAAATTCTGTTCTTTGCCCATTTATATTGACGACACACCCTCTATTTCTCCATTAGAAATTAGAGCACGAAGCCGTAGATTATACGCTCAAAAGAAAGCCAATTTAATCGTTGTGGATTATTTGCAGTTAATGAAAACCAAGGGGAAAAGAAACAGAGAGGAGGAAATTTCGCATATAGCGTGGTCTCTTAAAAACCTTGCTAAAGAACTGAATGTCCCTGTGATAGCCGTTTCACAAGTAAACCGAGAGATAGAAAAGCGGCCAGGGCAGAAATATTTTCTTTCTGACCTGCGCGAGTCCGGGGCATTAGAACAACACGCCGACAATGTAATTTTTCTTTACCGGGAAGAAGAGGCGGCTATCGCTGAAATAGATGTAAAAAAACAGCGAAATGGCCCAACAGGAACCTTAAAGCTGACCTATGCGGCAGAGTTTGTCCGGTTTGATAACTATTTGGAGTATTAGTCATGTGTCCGCACTTTCAGGCCAAGCATCCCTTAATTAACCCGGACCTATGCCGGTATTGGAAAATTCCCAAGGTGAATGGCCTGGAACCATTCTGTTCGTGCCCGTATGATTTTATTTCTGATTGCCCCTGGAAGGGGGACAGGAGAAAGATGGGATGAGTTACATCGGAGAGATCGAAAAAACCGGGCAATTTTCTGGTTTGGTTTTTTATCGGACCTCATGTCAATGCGGAAGCACGGAGCATGATCTTGATTTTTGGTTAGAACTTGAAGAAGAGGGATCACAAATTGTTTTGTGGATGGAACATAATTTGTCTTGGAGGTGCTGGCAGAGGGGGGGGCTGTGGGAAAGATTAAAAGCGATTTTTAAAATATTATTTCGGGGAGAATTAACCATATCAGCCGATTTTTATTTCCGTGGGGAGGACCAGATCAGGGGAGTAATTGCAGCATTAGAAGAAGGGATTGCCAAGGTGCAAATGGCAGAGGGAGACAATGGAGAGAACAAGCCAGGAATCAGAAAAAAGAGAGATACCATGAACCAAATAATTTTACCCCAAAGGGCAGATAAAAAAAACGAATTGGATTTTTTGCTTATTTCTTTGGTAGAAGCAATAAATCGAATTAACCCTGAAGTTGTGGCTCATGGTATATTGGGAGGGGAGCATGGGTATGGGGCCGATTATGAAAATGATGTGTTTGTTATGCGCCCATATGTCTATGATGCCGAATGTTCGTGTGGTTTTAATGAAAGGGCCGAAGCGTGGCATGAGGCACATCCACATTCCCCAAAATGCTATTCTACCGAAGTAAATAGTATAGATTTTTATGACCATGAATATCAAAGAAATCGCAACGAAGCAATCGACCGAAGAAACGCTCTCCCTTGGTTAAGCAAAGAAGTCAACGAGATTCAAAAAGAAGTAATATATTGGGATGATAAGCATAGAGAATGGAAAGAATCGGTGCTTAAAGACCTTTGTAAAAAACACAATATCCCCTGGAACGACGGTTATGGGTGTATGATTCATTGTGACTGTGGGAAGGCCCTGTTGGAAGAAAAATATTTTAGGGAAAATGACCACTTATCAGAATGCGAACTGTGTTTGCCCAATTTTTTACATAAAAAAAGTGGGTATCGAGTTGAATGGTATAAATGGATTGGTAGAGACATGAAGGTTTTTAATCCCCAAAATGTTAATATATCAGATATTTTTGCTGAATGTGAAGAGTCTTTGCGGGGAGGGAGGGGATAAATTGGCATTCTTATCCGCCTGCCCCGACTATCAATCATGCCTTGAGACCCCAAACTGTGCGCTTAGGATTAATGAATGCGTCCATTATGAGTTTGTGGGGGAAACCTGTGTGAATAGGGACAGTCAGTGCTTCCAGAAAATATGCCAATGGAAAGGTCTGCCACAGCCGCGCCACGAGATAGGGTTTGCTATTTTAGAAAGAAGAGGGAGGGTATAGATTGCCGCGTCTAAATAGGAAAAAGCTTGCTAACGCAACCCCAGCACAGATTGCCACTACTTATGAGGACAACCTTATTAAGTCCGAAGAGATTTTTATTGATTATTTGGGAGGGTGGGCCGCGGAGGTAACACGACCAGAATATATCAACCGGCCATACCGAGAGTGGCTTGAATTATATATCTGGGCTAACAAAGATTCGGATTATGAACCACACAAGCATGGGGTTCAATATGCGAAGATAAAAATAGAGAAATTGTTTGGGGTTTGTCAAATATAATATCCCTGTAGAGAAAACAAAAATCTTTGCGGTCCCGAAGGCCGCTGGAGGGCTAAAGATGGAAGAGGTTAGGCTATGCAAGGATTGTAAGTGGGGACACCCCCCGCTCTCTACTAATGCAGTTTATAACTACGAGTTAAAGGGGTTTAGTTATCCTTTTATCTGGGAAGAGGCCATATGCAGAAACCCTAATGCCCAATCATTAGTGGACGGCAAATATCGCGAGAAATGCGAAATGTTGAGAGTTGGGGCCTGCGGTCCCGAAGGTCACTGGTGGGAGGAAAGAGTGGACGAGAAATATGAATGGGTTCAATGGCGACAGGTCGGAATTTGATTTTTTTGAGCAGGAATTAAAGACTGCCTTCATGGGTAGTCGCAAACCTGCCCCCACGACCTTACCACAGCCCCAAGAAGGCATGGAAAATTTCGAGGCAATAGAATGAGGCGCACCACAAAAGAAAGCAGCCTAAAACGGGCTGCCAAAGATTTTTTGGCTTATCGGCAAATCAAAACCTGGGCCATCGGAGCCTCTGCGTTCCATAGTCGGGGCCTCCCGGATCGTATCGGTGTGTTTAAAGGAAGACCCCTGGCGATAGAGTTTAAGTCCCCCAAAGGTAAACTCTCCCCTGAGCAGAAAGAGTTTAGGGAGGCATGGGAGGGTGTTGGGGGAATTTATATTGAGGCCCGAAGTATAGAAGATTTAGTTCACGCATTAGGAATTAAGGGGTTGACATTAATTTAAATTTATTGATCTCCTTTTTAGAAGAACAGGAACCTTTTATCTTCTTTGGTGTCGTTCCTGATGAACCTGCCTAAAGTAATCCTCCGCGACTCCTTGTGAATAACCGGCGAACCATTCCTGCCGATCTTTAGCCAAAAGCACAGGAGGGCAAGGCTCTGGGGGTTTGCCGATATAATATGCTGTTAATCCAGATAAATAAAACGATCTTTTGGGTTCCATATTTCCCCCTTTATTTCCCCGCCATAAGTAGAATATAGGCGATGGTGGCCCCGATAACCCCGGCCATTAAGTGAGTCCCGACATTTCCCGCCCATTTGCGCCACTCCGAAGGCTTGGGGCGCAAACGGTTTTCCCATACTTCACCAAAAAGATTGCGTTTCATGGGCTATTCCTCCCCCTAAAGCTCAGGGCAGTATAGATACTGCCGACAGATGTCCGCGGTTCGTTTTAGCTGGGCGCGTTCAGCCATGCTTCCAGTAGTGTCCCCAGCGGCGCTCGCGGCATTCTCAGCGGCACTCCTGGCATTCATAGCGGCACTCAGGGCACTCCCAGCGGCGCTCGCGGCATTCTCAGCGGCACTCCTGGCATTCATAGCGGCACTCAGGGCACTCCAGACGGCGCTCCCGGCGGCGCTCGCGGCGACATTCGAGGCGACATTCGAGGCATTCCAGGTGGTCGCAGCGGCACTCAGGGCATTTCTGGCGGCGACCATAGCTGCGGCCATAGTCTTGGCACTAGGCTTGTCCAACCAAGCCCGCGCTGCATCTCTGGCTGCCTTAGCCTCCGGGATTGACGCGGCATAGTCCTTCACCGACTCCGCCACGGCCAAGGCCACCTGAACATAAGCACGCTTGTTGTTTCCCTGACGAGGGAACTTTTGACACAGCCACAACATCCAGTCCCCGCGTTCACACGCATCCCAAGCCGCCTGGATAGAGGCGAACTGAGAGGCCCACTCTACCGCAATCGGGCAGGCAGAGTTCTTCTTCAACCTGGCAACGAAGTCCATGTGTTACCTCCTATGTATCTCCCAGCACTTCAACAGGGCCGAGAGCCAAGCCGGAATGGGCCGCGTCCCCCGCTCCCAATGAGTAATGGTTGACCGGGCAACCCCAGCGGGATTTTCCATTTTCTCGCAGAGCCAATTAGCGAATCCCCCTTGAGATAAACCCAGGTGTTTTCGCACTCTCTTTAGCTGATCCGGGATCATAGGGCCTCCTTATAAATTTAATGCTTTATCGCCAATGTATTTATAGTCTTCCTCCCCCCCCTCCATTTTGAATTTCATATAGACGGGCCAGATACTTTTGCTCCGGCCCTCCCATAAGCCGGGCTGAATCCGCCAAGATGATATTTTGTTGGCCTTTATACTCTACCAGATAGGCAGGGGTGGTATTGTGTCGCCCTCCCAAGATAATTTTCTTCTTCACGAATCCCCCGATTTGAGAAAATATGGTAGAGCAAATCGGGTCGCCAATTTCAATTTCATAAGCCCATGATGGTAAGTCCATTTTATGTCTCCTTTAAAGGTTAAAACACCGGACAAAGTGTTTCCGTTTTTTGTAAGATACGTCCAATGCCTCCCAAATTTCAGAGGTGTAATCGCTTGGATTATATTCTCCCCCCCAGGCTTGCGCCCAAGACTCCATCATAAAGGCAAACATTATGCCTTTGGCCTTAACCTTCTGAGGATTATCTGCCAAAGGGCTAATGATTTCTAATGTTGACTCCCGGATAGCACGGGTGGGAAATACTTCGACTTGCCCGTCTGGGAAAATTACATCATACCATCCGTCTAACGTGCAGAACCCTCCTCCCGGCGGTGAAGTGCCGTGGAATTTACCAAGCTCCACGATGACCTCTTGACCGTTGCCCATATCTGCTCGAAGTCGTAAGCCAGGTTTTGGGATAAACTTAAGCATGGTAAAGCCCCTCCTTAATTCAAGGGATCATCTTCTCTTGCGCCACTTCGTAATCGAAGTGTCCGTAAACACTCCAGTAATTAGTGTCGTCGACTACCACATATAGCGGCATAAGACCTCCTTTCTTTTAGTTTTCCTTTAGCCGTGTATGTTTCCTTCCCTTAAGTATTGGTATGCGGCATAATCATTTCTTTAAAGTTTTCGTTATCCGGCTCGGTGATCTGCCAGGGTCTATCGCCCGCATTGCCCCGAAACTCTACCAGATCACCCCTTAGAACAGATAGGGATTCTATAAGATACCGGAGGTTAAACCCTATAATCAACTTCGCCTTACCTGTGCGCCAACGGACCGGCACATCTTCTTCTGCCCTACCGGATTCATAATTTAGATAAGAGCAGTTCATAACCCCATTGTCAAGAGTAAAAATCGCCCCCTTGAATCTTTCATTAGAAATCTGAGAAAGGCGGTTAAGGGTGTCCAACAAGCCGTGCCGATCAACCGTGAAATGATGTTGAAAGGTCTCCGGGATAATGCGCCGGTAATTAGGATATTCCCTATAGCCATGATCTGCTAAAACCGCCCCCACAGTTTGTCCCCCGGAAGTTATGGCAAACTGGGGCGTTCTTGTTTCTTTCTTTCCGTTCACGGTTATAGTCTCATATAAGACAACCTCTGCCATATCCTGTCCCTTTAAGAGATTGTAAATCTGGCCGATAGCCCGAAAAGGCACAAGGTGGGCAATCTCAAGGCCCCCCGGATAAGGCATCTGGGTTATCGCCAAGCGGTGTCCATCGGTTCCCACTAAGCGCAAAAGGGGCTTATTTGTCGTCTCAATGTGCTCCCAATAAAGACCGGAGATATTGAACTCTAGATCATCAACCCCCATAGCATGAGACACTTGCCCAATCATAGTCCGTATTTCCTGGGCATTAACCTGAATGCCTTGAGGTAACTTCTCTGGAATTGGGGGGAATTGATTAACCGGCAACCCTTCTATAACAAAACGGGTTTTCCCCGCCTGTAGGGTTAGGGTATCTTTCTCCCCATTACCCAAGATAACCTCAGATTTTTTGTCCAATTTAGAGACCAGACTTAACAGTGCGGCGCATTTGACGCACACCTGTCCCGACTCCTTAACCGTGGCCGGATAAGCCCCATTAAACCTAACCTCAAGGTCTGTGGTATAGACCTCCAGGTTCTTTTCCGTTGCCCATTAGGAGCACATTACCTAATATAGGTATGTTTCCTTTAGGGTGTGTGCAACCTTTAGCCACGGTCAATGCCCTTACCAGGGTTTCGCGGGTCGTTTGGATTTGCATTTTAAACCTCCTTTGGGAAATTAAAAGCATCGCCCACACTTTGGCCCATGATTAGAGGGGTCTCCACCATAAGGTCCGGTTTTTACTTCATAAAGCCGCGCGGTGGGGATTCCACACAAGGTTTTTTCCCCGTCATCACGGAGGCGATGTAATCGGCCCCAATAATAGGCAAACCCCTTGCGAAACTTGATAACCTGAGCATATTTCATAATTTTTGCCCCCCTTAAGCGTTTTCTATCTGGTTTAACAACCTTTGGGCTGTTTCTTCAAACCCAAACCATGCCAATAAGTTTTGGTTGTGTGTGTCTAGGGCCAAAGGGTCGGTTTTATCCCAACCTCTCAACATAATGTCAACAGATTCTCCCGTATGGTCAAGTAAATCCATCAGGAGTTTGGTAATTTCCTTCCTGTGCTTCTTAAAGAAAGAGATAGTATCAGAGTAGTAAATTAACTCCCCAACGGTCCCCCCAGAGCAACCATGTTGACAAACTTCCTGGAGGGCGTCAATTTCAGATTCATAACCATCGTTTTTAACTTTATTCTGCGCCCATTTCCATACAACCTTTCTTAATGGTGTGGTTAGATCGACCTTCATTTTAAACCTCCTTTCAAGGCAAGGTCCGGGACTCCTAACCGGCCCTGCCTAATGAGATTAAAAGTGTGTAAGGTTATTTATGATTTGTCGTTTCTCTGTGCTGGCAAACTTAGGGCTTTTAATTCTCTTCGCCATATTCTCTCCTTACTTGACTTGGGCTTTGATCTTGTTGATAATTTCGTCAACCTTTTCGGCTTGCGCCATTAGCTCCGATGTTAATACGGGTTGCTTAGATAGGGTGTCCAATAAGCTTTCCGCTCTGTCCAATAATGCAAACCAAAGATCAATGTTCATTAAACTTTCTCCTTTTCCCCGCTTCAGCCGCTTGTCTTGCCATGTTCTGTTGCAACGCCTGTGCCACTGCAACCGGCATAATCCCAAAACACACGCCAGCACAGGCTTAAAAAATTTTTTGACCGCTTTGGAGGCTCACCCCGGCCCGACAAAACCCGTCCGATATCCGACCCCCGCCAAGCACAGACTTAAAATTTTTTGGCGATTTTCAAGGCGCACCCTACTCGGCAGAACCTGTCCAATATCCGACCCCAGCCAGCCAATATCCGACCCCCGGTATAAATTTTTGACCTACCCTCCCCCTTTGGTATAAATTTTTGAATTAACCCCGTAATGCAAGTAAAAATAAAGAAACGGGAAATAAAGTTCAATTACTTTAAAATCTCCCCCAAAAGCCTAAAATCCACACCAGATATAGATAATCGCCCTGTTCAAAAATTTCAACCCCGGCCCATTACCACCAAGCCCCGAACTTTCCTCTTGACAAAACCAAATAAAAAACCATATTATTCAAATAGAAACTTATAATGAGGTAGTCCCAATTTAATTAATTTTAATATGGTCCATGTCCGCCCACAAAAATGTTACTATGTGCCCAAAATGCGGCGTCACGCACAGCATCTTAGAACCATGCCCTTACTGTCTCTCAACTCCAATACTCCAGAAAAAAACCTGGGAATATTATGCGGAACTTAAATACCTCGGACATGGCACATACCAACGTATCAAACACTGTCTGCGCTAAACCCACTACAGTAAACACATCATGGGAAGAACAGGCGATAGCGTGGGCGGCAACCCAGGCCATCTCCGTGGCAACCAAACCGGTCCGCGACCCATTTTTTACCAAGCTGGGTTGGTGGTTACAAGAACGTCAAATGCGGATTTGCGACCTAATGAACCGGCTAAAAGAGTTAGGTTACGATCTGGATAGGCGCTGCATCTCCCATTGGAGAGACGGACGGTCCCCCACCCTGCGCTCTATCGAAAAAATAGCCGCGGCACTAGGAATTGAGACAAGAGAACTACTGTTCGAATTACTAAAAATCCAGGCAGAAATTTTGTCCCAACTGGCAACGGACCTGAAAAACATCGAATCGTATCGCCTATCCCCAATAGCTATAACCGATATCAAATATCATCTTTCTATAATTAAGGAGCGCAGCACCTGTCTAATCCACCTGGTTCCCCACGACCTGCCCAACATCAGGCACTTAGGAACCACATTACAAAATTATATTACGGACTATCCCCTGCCCGCCTACCGTAACGGCCACGAGCCAGGAACGAATGAGCGGCAGGGGCGAAACCTCCAGGCATCTACTAGGGAATCAACCCTAAAAACAGATTCTGATGCCGATATGCCTGCTCGGAGTCAGGCGAACGGATAAACGGGCGCGTGAGACAAAAGAACACCTAAAAACCTGGCCTGGTAGTGGTGGCCGTCAATAACTACCTGATACATCGCTGGCCCGATAATTCTGGAGGTATAAACTGGCGCACCTATATGATTCTATTATTGTGATTTAACCGCTTATTGAGAATGAATCGCAATAAGAAAATCGAGACAAAATCGCATAAATACTATCATATTGAAAATATTATAAAAAATAGAAAAAAACGGAGAAATTATCATCACAACTGAAAATCAGACAACCAGCACGAACAGTCGAAAAGGCAAACACCTTCAACCTCACCACTGGAAACCTG